CCATTGTTGAAACAATAGAATTTGTTTTACAGAGACCCGAGTAATGCAACCAAATAACTTAACAGCATTAGATTTTGAAGATATCAAGTCTTCAATTAAGTCATATTTAAGGACTCGTTCGGAGTTTAGTGATTATGATTTTGATGGGTCTTCCCTGTCATATTTGATTGACTTATTAGCATACAACAGTTATTACACCTCATTTAATGCAAACATGGCATTGAATGAGGCATTTTTGCCTTCTGCAACAGTAAGAGACAATGTAGTCAATATTGCTAAATTGTTGAATTATACTCCTAGATCTATTACAGCATCTAAGAGTTGTATAAATCTTACCGTAACAACTGCACAGGTAAATGGATTCTACCCATCTTCAGTAACCTTAAAGAAGGGATCTGTAGCATCTGGTGGTGCTTATATTTGGAATGTATTAGATGACATTACCGTTAGTGTAAATCAAACTACTGGTATTGCAGAATTTAATAATGTAACTATTCGTGAAGGATCTTTAGTTACATTTTCATATGTTGTTAATACGTTTGCAAAGCAAACTTATAAAGTTCCTTCTGAAGATGCGGATATTTCAACATTAACTGTAAAAGTAAGACCCAACGAATCCTCTACTCAATTTGACCTTTATAGTCGCGCTGAAACAGTTGCTACGGTAACACCTACAACTCGTTCGTATTTCTTGTCCGAGACTGAAGACATGAGGTATGAGATCCGATTTGGTGATGATAGTGTTGGTAGAGCAGTGAAGGATGGGGAAGTTGTTGATTTGGAGTATTTGGTTACTTCTGGAACAGATGGTAATCAGGTGAGTAGATTTAGTTTTATTGGCAAAATTGTTGATAACAATGAACTAGCTTATTCATCAAGCACCGTCAAACTAACTGTAAAACAAAAATCTCAACAGGGTGATAGTGCAGAGAGTGTAGAATCTATTAAGTATAATGCTCCAAGATATTACTCTGCACAATACAGAGCAGTTACTGCTCAAGATTATGCAATCATCACAAGAAAAATTTATCCAAACGCTCAATCCGTAGTTGCATATGGTGGGGATACATTGAATCCGCCTGTCTATGGAAAAGTTTTTATTGTTATTAAAACAAATACAGGATCAAATCTTAATGATGCCACTAAAAAGCAAATTGCAAGTGATTTGAGACCTTACGCTATGGCATCAATTGATCCAGTTATTGTGGATCCTGATAACATTTATATTAATGTTAAAATCTTTGCTCTTTATGATACTGGGGCAGGATCCAATGCATCTGAAATTAAATCTAATATTGATAGTGCTGTAAATGATTGGGCATCTCAAACACAAATTAATAATTTTAACTCTACATTCAGAGCATCGCAGTTAGAAAAAGCAATTGGATTGTCTAACAAGTCTATTACAGATACGTCACTTCAACTAACTCTGTTGAAGTATATTGAACCAGACACAAATCAAACCAATACTTATTGTATTGCAACAGGATCTGAGTTGTATAACAGCGGTCCTAGTCAAGATGATGGCGATGGTACTTGTAAGAAAGAACCCGTGGTTGCTTCTGGAACCTTTAGAACCGCTGATAGACCTGGTGTTGATCAGCAATTTGAAGATGATGGGTATGGAAATCTTAGAACCTATTATAATACTGGTATTCGTAAAATTTACACTAATGATCAAGCAGGTACAGTAGATTATAACACTGGTCAAGTGTGTTTTGGTCCTGTTAATATTGTGGGTGCAGGTGGCAATCTTCCTGTAGGTTCTTCTATTGTTACTGATCCTACTACAGGAATTGGTGATATCTTAGATCCAACATTGCTCTCTACTGGCATTCAAATCCCAGTAGTGTTTATTCCTGCCAATAGTTCTACCATTCCAGCAACTACTCCTGGTACAGTTATTAACATTTCTGTTCCATCGATTACAGTTGCCCCAATTGGTACAGTACCACCCCCCACAATCCCTCTAAATAGTTTGACGCCAACGGATTTCGCCGTTACCCCCGCGACAATTGAGATCCCAACGATTTCAAATGCTGGTTCCATCAACGACTCTAGTTGCTTTTAAAGTTAGATGAATATTAATAAGGTCTCCCAGTCTATTGACTCTCAGTCTCCAGAGTTTTTAAAGACAGAATATCCACTGTTTAATAAGTTTCTTGAGTACTATTATAGATCTCAAGAAAAAACTGGTCTTGGTCAGAATATTATTAATAACTTTCTACAATATCTTGATATTGATAAACTGGATGTAGATATTCTAGATGGCGCAACTAAAATTGTAGAACCAATCACAGCAGAAAGTGATACTATCGTTGTTGAAAGTGTAGATAGTTTTCTTGATTCCAACGGATCTATTTTAATTGGCGATGAAGTAATTTACTATGAGAAAATTACGTCTGCTCCTAATATTTCGTTGAGCCCTGGTATTTCATATGATCAAGTAAAACTTAAGTGGATTGGTCTTGCTCAGTTAATCGATTCATTTGACGGAACTACTGTAAGGTTTTCTCTTACATCTCAAGCATCTCCGATTTCTCCACCATCAGCACAACATTTGATTGTTAGTTTGTATGGAGAAATTTTAATTCCTGGTGTTGATTACACTGTAGAGCGAGATACTATTGTCTTTACTACAGCACCAAGAGCAAGAATTGCTGGTGATGATAATGTTGATACCTACATCAATTTTCTTGGTGGATTTATTGAAAACCCAATCGTTGCTATTGACAGCATTTCTGCAGATTTTGGTGATGGAGAAACAACCTTTAAAATTCGTAGAAATGGTGTAGATTATGAACCTATTGCAGACGAATATATTTTAGCAGTATATGATAATAATCTTTTAGTACCTAAGCAAGATTATTTTATTGATAAGAATTTATTCATTTTTAATGAAGCACCTTTAAATGGTAGAATTTTATCTTTATATTCTATTGAAGCTCCAATTCCAAATTTTGGTTCTGGTGCTGTAGGTTATGCTCGTATTAGTGACATTGGCGAATTAGACTCCATTAGTATTAATTCTACAGGTTCTGGGTATGAGTACAAATATCCCCCTAAAGTTACCATCACAGGTGTTGATACGGGATCTGGTGCTGCAGCTACAGCACTTGTAAATGGTGTCAAAAATTCCACCTTGCTTGACGGTGGAAAAGGATATAGTGATACTAATCCTCCAGAGGTAATTGTTCAATCTTCTACAACGTCTGATTCTAAAGATGCTAAATTAAAGGCAATTGTTACGAACGGTTCAATTTCTAGTATTGAAATTGAAAATTCGGGTAGTGGATATACTTTTACACCCAGAGTTTCATTTAAACAACCAGGTGGCGCAAAACTGGGAACTCCAACTCTTTCTAATGGTAGACTTAGCGGAACTATTTCTGTAACAGATGGTGGATCTGGTTATACAACAGTTCCTACCATCTACATCGATGAACCAACTGGAAACAATCCTGTAAAAGCAACTTTACAGGCAGTCCTTACCGATGGTAAAGTTACTTCTGTCAATATTCTTAATGCTGGTCAGGGATATACTAGTGTACCTAGAATTGCTGTTATTGATCCCGTAGGTGCTCAGGTATTAGAAACTCTTGTAGATGGTGATGGTAGAATTGTATCCGTTGAATTACTTGACGGTGGTTCTGGATATGATGATGTTCCATCTGTTTATATTGTTGACGATAGAGAAGATGGTGGAACTGGAGCTAAAGCAACTGCTTCAGTTTTTAATGGAAAAATTACTGATATTAATATTACTGATTTTGGTAGTGGATATTCTTCATCTAATCCACCATCAATCATCATTCAAAATCCTCCAGAAGCTAGAGCATCCGTTGAAATTGGTTTAAATGAGATTACAGGATTCTCTGTTTCTAAAAAAGGAAATGGATATACTAAGGCTAAATTTGAAGGATGTGCTAGAGCGTCTAGTGGTATTGTAAAATATACTGAAAGTGGAAATGCAGTATTTTCTAATAATACAACTGCGGCTGCAGCAGTGGAGAATACAGAAGTAAAATGTCTAGATGCTTTATTTGTTAAGAGACTTCTTGACAAATATACAGAACAGTTTTTGCCAGATGTTCCTGAACTCGACTATAAAAAAATTGATGTACGAAATGCAATTAAATCTGTAAAAGATTTTTATTCAACTAAAGGAACTTCTTTTAGTGTTGCGTATTTGTTCAAACTTTTATACGGTGAGCAAGTAACAGTTTCTTATCCAAAAGATCAAATTACAAAACCATCTGCAGCAACTTGGTCTATCGATACAATTCTTCGTGCCACTTTAGTTAGTGGTGATCCAAGCAATATTAAGGATGGTCTTCTTACTCAAGAATCCAGTATTGCTGATCCAAATATTCAAGCAGCTAGTGCCTTAATTGAAAACTTTATTTCAATTAAAACTTCTAATGTTGAACTTTATGAATTAATTCTTTCTGAAGAAACTATTAAAGGAAATTTTGTAGTTCCATATAAAACAAAACTTGCAGAACCTTTGAATGCAACTGATAGTATTATTACGGTAGACTCTACAATTGGTTGGCCAGAGAGAAATGGTGAATTTATTATTGGTAATTCAGAAATAATTCAGTACAAAGAGAAATCTTTAAATCAATTTATTGAATGTACGCGCTCTGTCAATAATATTGTTGAAGATTGGGATTCTGCCACTGAAGTAACTTCTAATTTGGTTGTTTATGTAAATAAAGGCACTACTCAAGAAGTTGTTCTTAATATTGTAGGTATTGTTGATGCACAACAGACAACTTTAACTGATACTGGATCTTATTATCTTACTGGTGATAAATTAACAGTATCTAAACTTGGTGGTACATCCAATAAACCTCAATTAAAAACTTGGTTATATAATGTTAAAAAATTAATTCAAGTTGACAATATTGCTTTTGGTGGTGTTAATAATCAATTTGCCACAGTTACTTGTGAAAATAATCACGGTCTTTTAGTTGGTGATCAGGTAACAATTTATGGTGCGAATCCAATTCTTTTTAATGGAACATTCTTGGTAACATCCAGAGATAGTGATACCGTTTTTCAATATCAACTTTCACAACCCGCAGAGGTAGTTCCCCAAGGTAATATTCTTGTTTCTGTTGACCTCAACAAAGGTAAGTCTGACAATACTGCTGTTTTAAATTCTATTGGTCCATATACTACGAATATTCAGAATACTTTCTTCAATGATAATTATGTCTATGTGGCATCTACTGGTATTCCGAACTATAATATTGGTCCCTTTCCTGGATCTGCTCTGTTACCTGGAAACCAACGTAAACTTAATAGATTCCCATTAACATCTCAAACCATTTCAGTTAAAAATACTATTAATCCTGGTCCTATTGGAACTTGGATTAATGGTACATCTATTTGGTCTTATAAGTCTGGTGTTACAAAAACTTTTGGTCCAATAACATCAATCAATATCGACAATGCTGGATCTGGTTATGATGCAGCATCCCCTCCAAATATTACTATTTCTGGAGGCGGTGGATCTGGTGCTGCTGGTACAGTAACTGTAAATGGTTCTATTACCGAAATCATTGTCAATGATGGTGGTAGTGGTTATACATCTTCTCCTCTTGTGTCAATTGTTGGTGGCGGTGGATCTGGTGCTGCTGCAACTGCTGTTGTTACTAGGGGGGTTGTATCCAGTATTCTTATGAATACAAATGGTACGGGATATACATCTCAACCAACAATTACTATTGTCGGCGGTGGCGGATCTGGTGCTACAGCAACTGCTTCTGTTAGAGGACCCGTTAAATCCATCGCTATCACCAATGGTGGTGAATCCTACACTTCCAATCCAACTGTTACTCTTAGTTCTGGTTCTGGAGCAGTTGCTCAAGCGATTGTAAGTAATGGTAGAATTATTTCTATTGCTATTATTTCTGCGGGTAGTGGATATACGACTGCTCCTGAGGTTACTATTCAAGGTGATGGTTTTGGTGCCGTTGCACGAGCAACTATTGACACTGATGGCGAAAATGCTGGAAGAGTGACTAGTATTGAAATCATCAATAGAGGTATTAATTACGTTCAGGGAACCACAGTTATTAATTTAACTTCTGTAGGTTCTGGCGCTACATTTACTCCAAATATTTTTAAGTGGACTTATAACCTCCAAGAAACCACAACATTTGACTCTGCAAAGGGAGCAGTGTTTGCTGGATATAATAACCAGTATGGTGGTGAATATGCTCATTTATCCAATCCACAAAGATTGAGATATATTCTTGGTGATAATTTATTTGAAAATATTTCTGGATCTATTTTAGAACAAGAAACGCAATTAGAGCACTCTCCAATTATTGGATGGGCATTTGATGGTAATCCCATTTATGGTCCTTATGGATACAATGATCCAACAGATCAGTCATCAAATATTGTTAGATTGAACACTTCTTATAGATTGAAAACCAATCTTATTGAAAATTCGATTAGTAATCCAAATCCAGTTAGGACTGCTGGACCATTATTAAGTGATGAACCAGCAGGTAAATTTGTTGAAGATTACGAATACTCTTTTGGTCTAGGTGATTTGGATCAATATAATGGTCGTTTTTGCAAAACACCCGATTTCCCCGATGGAAGATATTGTTATTTTGTTACCGTCGATACGACTGAAAATGGTAATCCAGTATTCCCTTATGTAATTGGACCTAGTTTCAATTCTATTGTAGATTCGTGGAATTTGAATTCTAATGCGATTCAGCAGAACATTCCTACTGGTGTTATTAGATATCGCGATCCCTATGAAAATGTTGATATTGATGTTGAAAGAGCACCAAATGCATCAACAAATGCTCTTACTACTGAAAATGGAGATATTTTATTATTCGATGTAGAAGATGAAAATAAAGATGGTGTTATCAGTCAGGATGAAACTGATGATCCCGATCAAATTTTTGAGGAATCTCCATTACAGTTGTTTGATTACTTCCCCAAAGTTAGATTTGATTCTAAGGTTGATATTGAAGTTGAAACAACTACTAAATTTGAAGATGCATCTGTAACTGGTTTTATCATCGAAGATGCTGGTAAGAGTTATCAGGTTAATGACATTCTTGTCTTTGATGATTCTGATACTGATGGAAGTGGTGTATCAGCACGAGTTTCTCGAATTAAAGGGGAGTCTGTTAGTGCTTACACGTTTGAAACTTCTGAAGATGAGTTTTATGGCGTATTAACAACATCAAGTCCTCACAATTTGATTGTGAGTGATACTGTATATGTTGATTACACACCTGTAATGGATGAAACGAATAAGAGTTTCGTCGTCAGACAACTTAAAGGTGTCGAAGAAATTGTAATTACTCAAACTGGATCTGGATATGATTCCGAAATTCCTCCTACAATTATTATTGATGGTGATGGCGAATCTGCAGAACTTCAAGCAGTTACGACATCCGTTGGTTCTATTGATACTGTTAATATTGTAAACTCTGGATCTGGATATACTAAAAATCCTCGTGTTATTTTATCTCATCCACAAATCTTCAAAAAAGCAAATTACTATGTTTCATTAGTTGAGCATGAAGAATATGTAAAAATAAATGATGTTTTTGTTAATGATAATAAAGAAGTTTTCTTCTGTGGAAAAACTGTAGATGCTACTAACAATGAAGTTGCATTTGTTTCAAAATTCTCTGAACTTGGT